GCCGCCGTGCCAAGATTGAAGGAGGCCTTCTGCGTCCTACCCAATGCCCTTTCCAGATTATCAATCCGCTGGGTGTTCTTTACTACGACATCAAGGTCTATTCTTTGTTTTGTAGCCACTCGCTCTCTGTCTCCTCATTTGTTGGTTGGCGTAATCTTGTTGTTTCTTGATCCAAGCGGACCAAAGATCCAATTCCAACACAGACAATTCCATAACATCCTTTATCGGCATCTTGAGCCGATCAGCCAACATTATTATGAAACCTAACTCCGTGTTGGTTTCTATTCCTTTATTACATCACCAATCGGTTTCCTGATACCTATGTTATTGATCTGCCCAGCGACCTTAACGATCACTGCGGGATCGGCCTCATTCATCAAATTGACTCTGTCCGCATCAACAAAGATCCTCTTGCCATCCTTGTCCAACGCTTTTATTATCAGTGATTCAACCAACGCCTCGACCGTCTTACCTTGTGATTGTAATTCGATAACCTTGGCCTCATCTCTGAACGCATATGTCCTTTTACAATAAACATCCATATCCCATTCTTCTACCCTTATCTTTTCCAGCTCACCAGCTATCGCTTTCTGATAATGGTTTGCTATCTTTTCTAATGCCTTACTCATCTTGTTCTCCTATTTTTTACTGTTTGTCTTATTGCGGGTTTCAATATACCACGACCTTTGGTCTGCTTACTGTAATTGTTCTCGAGTCGTTCAATATACGGCACCCTGTTTTCTAATGTAACTTTCTGTTTTGATCTTCTGCTGTTCCACCCCCTTCGTGCCTTACCCTCACGGTATGGAGTCTGTGTCTTGACATTCTGTAAGAGTTCATCACCAAACGCAAACAATTCCGTCTCCACATCCTTGCGTATCTTTTTCATCGTGATACGCACACTAGGGGTGAAACTGACTCTGATCATTACAATTCAGTTCTAACCAAATCTCCGGTTCCTTGAAACTGAATTGAACATTCTACAGCTCCGTCGAAATTTGACGTTACAGAATGTCCTGTCACGATGATGTTTCCTGCTAACTTAATACCAGTCGTCTCACCTGACGGGAACAATTCTATTTTACCGATAGAATCTGGATTCTCCATATAACTTAGGAAGTTAGTTTGTCCAGCGTCATCATCCCTTAGATACACATCTAGAGATCCTGAATACTGAGCCAAGCCAGCTGTGTAAGTTCTTGAAGTCTCCCCCATTACTGTGGTTTCGATCGTTCCAACCTCACGGTCTATAGTGAAAGATCTAACCGAAGCAACTGAAGCCACGGTAGAATCATCGCCTACAAATTTGATGACTCCACTCTCGCCTGTATATACACCACTATTAATAGCCATTGTATTACTCCTTGTTGTTTAGATCTTCTGGACCAGAAAGATCAGTGATTGATTTAACCTCTACCTCACCCACCTCAAGTTTTAATTTCGGTAAGCTCTTCTTAATTGGTTTTGGTTTTTGATTATCAGGATTAAAGGTCCATCCTGAATCCAAATGTGCTTGGACATTCAATCCCCGCACTTTTTTTGAATTTTGATTCTTATACATTCTAACACTCATTATACTACTCCTTTTTTATACCTATATCTCACTTCAACCGTCACTACTACTTCTCCTAGGGGGAGTTCCCTTTCGACCACCTCAATTGCTATCACACGAGTCGTAACGCTATGAATGTTGTCCGCTGATAAGGTTATATCCCTATCCCGCGACACTTCAAGCGTCTCTTCTATACGCTCAACTATCTCGTTCCTGAGCGTGTCTATCTCTGTGCCTCTGACATAACATCTCAAATTGTATGTGATTATACCTAACCTCTCATCTGTGGTGATATCTTCTCGGCTTTCATCACCTGTGATGATTAATATTGCTGGGAACTGCGTGATCGCCAATTTCTGGACATCAAAGAATACCCTGCTCACTGACCCCACAGCAGGATCCGTCATATTCTCTAATTGTTTCTGTAAATTGATTGCTATATTTTCTCTGGCTGACATTACCTTACCAATCTATTATGATGGAAGGATTGCCTTTCTGTCTCTGAATAATTTCCACTAGAATCCAGATCGTAATTAACACCCACCCGTAAGATCAAATCAAATTCTTCTTCAAACTTGACCTTATAATATTGCATTTTTTCTCTAAATGAATCACCATCAGGATCGAAGGTTGATAACCTTGGATAGATGTATTCACTTAAAACGTGATACACGGCCGCTCTGGTGAATTGGCTAGCGTCCAATCTGCTCGGACTTAACCTATCATTACTACCACCAGGCAGAGTGATGTCATTCCTACCATAGTCAGCCTTTGGCCACCATCGGATGTTCAACAACCTGATGATATCATCGTAAGACTTCTCGTGGAGCTGATCAAATTGAGCAATACCATATTTTTGGATGTCTGGTTCGTATTCTAGGATATCTGCGTCATTAGCAAATGTGCTCATAAAGGTCCTTCCTTATTTTATAGAATTAGGTCCTTCCTAACTCTAATGATATTTATTTGGATACAAAAAAGGCGAGCCTAAACAATCCAGTCTAGCCCGCCTAATTTGTTAAACTAAAAGGGGTTTATCCCTATTAGCCGATTACTTTAGAACCTTTAACTCTACAAGCATAAGACGCCTTCACAAGTGCCGTTTTAACAGCAGTTGATCCAACGAACTCTGTGTGACGCATACTTGCGTCCCTTTGAGATTCAATTCTTAAAGGTCTTTTGATCACGTGCGCGAACGCAGTTGGTGAGAACACACAACCGTGAGCATCAGTGCCTACTGAATCGTCTTGGATGCCAGTGCTTTGAAAAATTTTCACATTGAATAATTTTCCAACATACGCTGAAGAACTGATTAAAGCGTTACCAACATTTGATATCGCATTCGCACTATTCCCATAACCAGCACCTGCTAATGATGAAGCCAATTTGTATGCTTGACCCGGGTGGATCACACAATGATAATCACCTTCTCCATCAGTTGGGGCGTTGTTATTTCGTAGCGTATATACGGCCTGAAGTATGATATCTGGAGTGATTAAAGTTCCATTATCACCAACACCTTGAGCGATGTTAGCTTCTGTGAATAGACTGAAAGCATTTGTATCAACCTTCTCACCTATGGCCGATCCGATCATCTGTCCCACATCGCTACCCATATTTCTAACGGTAGATTCTGATAAAAGGTCAGATACATCGATTCTAGCTTGAACTTCAGCCGCAGTAACATCAATCTGAGCAATCGTGAAATTAGTATCAGTAACTTCAGTTGTCTGATTTTGTTCTTGAGCGGTTATTTCTGGATACACAGGAATTTGCGCTGTAAGACCAGGCGTTCCTGACATATCATAAGTCGTAAAAACCTTATCCGCAATTGATTTTTCGGATTGGGTGAATACGGCCTCTTGTAGCATATTCGTTAGAATCTGCGTGTCGTTTATATTTGTATTAGCCATTTGCTAATCTCCTTTTGTGTTAGAACTATAACCTAGATAACGTTGGGATAAATCTTCCTTCGCATCTCAGCATATAGTTGTCTTTGTTTAGGATCATTAAGATCCAATTTGTTTATATCAACATTTTTGCTAACACCTTCGGGATTTTGATTTGAACTTGACCCTGAACCAGTTGGTCCTGCTTGAACAAAATGCGGATTATCTTGAAGCCACATTTTAACTGCGTTTTCCACATCCAACGGCTCTCCAGTTTCAGTGTATTTCGTGTTTCCTGTCCTAGGATCCACAATCTCAACTGCCCCTGTTTCTGACATCCTGACCTGCTCTCTCACAAGTTTTACAACCTGTTCAGGATTGACTGCCTTATATTTGCTCGCCGCATTTATAAGAGCACCATCAACCTTGATCTTGGTCAATTCATCAGTAAGAGTAGATATCTTTGAGTTGGCCTTTTCAGCCTGCTCTTTCAATATCTTTTCAAACTCACCCTTTCGCTTTTGCTCTTCCAATTTAGATAGCTCTTCCTTTTCTAGCAATTGCTTATAGGTATTAACATCAACACCATCAAATTGTTTCAACACACGCTCTTCACCGTGCTTTCTAGCACTTTTCATCGCGGCATCAAATTGTTCTTTGGTATAAACTGGTTGATTATCAGTTCCCTGCGTTGGATTATTTTTTGAGTCTTCTTGAGCAGGCGCAGTGCTCTGTTCAGTATTGACTTCCAATGTTTCATCACTCATTGTGGTGTCCTCCATTTGTTTGCAACGCTGGATAACGTTGAATAATATTATTTATTAACAAATTAATAGAACATCTCACTATTGGGATCTAACCCCCAGCATTCATAATATCCACTCTTACGCAATTGACCTTGGGCTTTCTTTAATTTGTCTAACTTCTGAATCATTATCAAAGGTGCCTTGCCATAACTGAAACTCACACCCTTATGCTTACCTTTATTTTTGGGATGATCATACAACACAGCGAATTCCTTATTTTTATCATGGCCAACTCTACACAGCATAGCCAGCTGTTTCTCACTTATCTTGCGATTGAAATATAAAATGACAATATCCAGATTAAAGCAATCAAACAGATCGCAACACTGATCAATCTGGTCCAGCACATCCACCTTCGCAACTGCGATCTGTATTTTGCGATCCGCAAGTGCTCTTTTCGCATACGGACAGATTGCCGCTCCACTCGCCTTATGAGTTTTAGCAACAACCTGTCTGATCCACTTCTCAATGTCTTTACTTCCTACGACCACTTGGTTTTCGCGGCTTCCTTCTACCTGACATTGGCTTTTTCCTTCTTCCACTTGCTGGCATTTTAGACCTCCTAGTTCGAGAGCCAATTATGGCCCTACCTGTTGTTGTGTTAAGACCGGCCATTTATTGGCTCCCTGCCTTTGTTTTTTGATGGAGCATACAACTCCAACAATTCCATTCCACGATAGTGTGCCGCTTTCTTGATTTTTATCAATGCCTTACGAGCCTGTTCAGCATATCG